ACAGTAACAAAAACTCTAGCCCAATCTATTGGAGAAGTCCTATTGTAAAACAATTCAGGAGATATAAAAGGAACTTTTATCTCAACCTCATCTGTTTCAGCAATATTCATTCTAACAGATGGTAATTGCGTTTTGAGTGCAATACTACTAGTAATTAGCGCTTGTCTAGTTAAGGATAGGTGATTGGCGACCGGTAATACTGATATTAAGAGTATTCCAGAAGCAAACTTCTGCGCGTTTGACTGGACTTTCAAAACCATAGTGGCTTTGAAGCCCAGAAAACCATCTAATTTATCTGCAAATAAAGCCGTAGCTGTCATAGCAGAGGGTATATTCATTGTCATGAGGTCAGTATTTTGAACTTGTGCAGTTGTCCATACTATGGAACCTGCAGGACAAATCTGAGGTCTTCCTAAGAATTCCTTGATTGTGTGCTCCACATTGTCAGTAGAATACTTGACTAATGGGTTCGTAACATTTAAATTCGAAAAATCTACAGTCTTAATTGCAGTAGAAACGGCGTCAACTAAAAGGTTGTCTTGTTTCATACTGAAATTGTCTACGGGTAAGTCTAAATTAGGATTATTTGTTTCAGCGAGTTGTGTTATATCATAGAATTAACTCAAAATCTATGCTAGCTCTAAAGTTGCCTGGATTTGTTTATAATGTCACATCCTGGAAAGTAAATTTAAATAAATAATGACGGGTATATTTTAAGCACGCATTAAGGCCGTGGTTGTGCTTTAGAGTCTCTTTTGACCCACGACCTTACGATCACACTTAAAATCTCAATTCTGAGTCGAGAACAATGTCTCGAGCCAGTTTGAAATCAGTAACAGGGAGATAATATCCAAATTTCTCCTCCATAATTGGTTTGATGACCTTGAGAGTTTCATCATACCTATCTTCTGTGTGAAGACTGAGTTCTCTAAAGAATGATTGAAAACCTTGAATAACAGTTCCGTTATAATCAGCGTTCTTTCTGGTGTAGTAAGTCATCTGCCTAACAGTTTCCCAATCTAATGGTGCAATGTAGCGACCAGCTCTTTCGTCAAATACAAAAGATCTCTTGAGGAAACCTAATTCTTCTAGAGGCCTAAAAGAATGCATAAGACCAGATTTAGTCTCATCAGTGTACTCCATACCAAACTCTTTAATAGCTTCAGAGATAGTTTCCATATTAAAATATGGTTGAACCAATGGACTCATAGAGACAATATTATCATCTCCATAAATCATTTCTCTAACATTTCTCTCATACAGGGCTAGAGCACCAAAGCTCCGACCTGCACAATTCACAAATGCCATTCTAAGAAGAATTTTACCATAAAGTGAGTTTATGATTGTGGTTAATGGATGACCAGATGGAAGAGCCTTAACCCACTGATAAACAATAGAGCCAGCAATATGTATAGAGCTAAACACATCTAAAAATAGTATTTCTCTAATCAAAGCATTGACTGGTCCATCATTATACCATCGGTTGATAAACTTAAGAATCTCTCTACCAATTTGCATGGCTTCAGTACTATCATAACCACGGTAATCGCCAGCAATCATCATATTGCCAACTTGTTGCAGTTGTTGAGCTAACTTATGCCATTCTTCTGAGTATGGGTTTACACCCACAGCCATGCCATTATTTATTCTATTCTTCATGATCCACTGACAAAAAGTCAGGAA